TGTCGCTGGGTTTAATCCCATCTTGCATGCGTTCGCCAATTCTATTGGGTACCCTCAGACCACTTCTTCTGGTGCCTATGAAATTTGCTACAACCCCCGATTGTTGAATCCTGCTTCTGGTTCCATGTTTTTGCCCTGTGGCATATATGGTATCAGAATCATTGTGGGAATGACTGGTACAGCCACGATCACTGCCTCCACCATAGCCGCCGCCATAACCGTCCTGAATGCTACGTTCTCTTCGGATGTGTTCGGCTCCCTTGACTATGCCTGGGCAAATCCTGAGTTTGTAAACCCGCCGACTACCACACCAACATGGTCATCCACGCTTATCTTGCATGGAAGAGTTCGTGTAACCCAGGTCTTGTTGGGCACGTATGCCACTGTGTTGCCACTGTTTAGTGCCATCACTGCATCTGTTGTTCCAACCATTCAGGGGTATCATATTTCAGTAATTCGTGAGCCCGACTTTCTGACTTTGCCCATAGCATCGCCTTTTCCGGCCGGCAATGCTAATGGATTTATAGGTGTGTCGAAACTCGTTCATGTCGTTGTCCACAATGCCGTCGTAGGCGTGGACCATCGGTTCATTCTGATGAAGGCCTCTGTCCTGTATTCGGCACAGGTGCGCGACGTGCTCGTGACCAAAGCCATTGAAAAAGGTTTCAGCACTATTTGTGCTGAGATTTTCACTGACACTGGGTTTGCTGAGTATGTTCGAACATTTGCGCCCGTTCTTGTTGACGGAAAAGAAGAAAAATCTTATCCTGAAAAACGGCCGCTCCCTTTGTCACCACCACCCGAAACAGTTGGCGGGTGGTTTTCCGTTCCATCGCGTCCGGCGCCGCGATGATGTCTTCTGCTAGCCTCTCCTGGATCGCGGAGTGCTGCCTTCCTTTCATGTTTGATGCTCATCATGATTTGTATGAGTATGAGTGATGTATCGTAAGCCTGGGCTTTGCTTCCGGGTGGTCGCACCTCTCACGCTCCTTCCAATCATGACTGCATCGCTGTCTGGTTGAATGCTCGACATCCCAACCTTCCAGATCCGATGAACAGCTGCTCGGATGGTCTATCGCACGACCTGTTAAACTGCCAGAAACCGCTCTGCGGGGGGTAAACAAAAACAAACAATTGTCTTCTTT